CGCCTCGCATTCCATCCGAAATGTCTCCTGTGAGGAAGAGAGCGTAGGTGATTGACTCTGTGCTGTGGTTGACTCCATCTTTAACCTCGTTTAGAAGTTTTACGGCTTCAAAGTAATTCACTCAAATATCTCCAGGCTGTTGCGGCGCAGAGTGGAACTTGTCCATTTCCAATGGCTTTAAGTCTGTCCACCCTAGCGGCCACCCCATGAGCCACTCGACCCACGTCGGGTTCAGAGTGCCACCAATGACATTGCTCAATGGAGGAGAGTGGCCCGGACGATCCTGCGTTCCAGTCCTCGACTTGTAATCGCGCCTGGTCGGTGTCGGCCAAAGTCTGACCGCTGATGCCAGCCCCATTCCACTCTTTGCGCTCACTCCTGGACGGTTGTAGTTTCCGCATACCGTTGGCGTGGGCCAAGTCTTCGGGTCGTTCACTTGAGCGGCTAATGATTGGGCGCATCTGTCCGTTCTGTCGCCCATCCTTTTGAGAAACGTCTTCTGCCCCTCTCCCTTCCCGGTATCTGATGCTCTTGGAGTAAGCCACAAGCCAGAGTCTGTCTCTTTGGTGCGGCGCTCCAACATCGGCAGCTCCCATAACAGTCCACCGCGAGTCATACCCGAGCGTGGCAAGGTCTCCAAGGACTCTGGCAAGTCCTCGATGAATGAGCATTGGGCTGTTCTCCACGAAGACGAATCTGGGTCGTACTTCGCTAACCACCCGCGCCATGTGTTTCCACATTCCGCTGCGCTCTCCGTCGATTCCGGCCCCTTTTCCGGCGCTTGAGATGTCCTGGCAGGGAAAGCCGCCAGATACGACATCAACAATGCCTCTCCACGGTCTTCCGTCAAAGGTTTGAACGTCATCCCAAATCGGGAAAGGCGGGAGAAGACCGTTGTTTTGTCGGGCGCACAGTACGCTTGCGGGGTAGGGTTCCCACTCGACGGCGCAGACGGTTCGCCATCCGAGGAGCTTGCCCCCAAGTATTCCTCCACCAGCACCCGCGAATAAAGCCAGCTCATTCATACCTTCTTGATGATGGAGTTAAGCATCTGGCGAATCTCAGGAGGAGGAGCGATCTTCCTCAGAGAATCCTCCTCGATTTTGACCAAAGCAGGATCACGCATTGGTGCGCTTGGGACAGTTAGCGTTGGGGCCGGGACATACCAGCTCGCCTTGAAGCCACCCCAACCTCTCAGGCAGCACTCCTTCAGAGCTTCCTGCATTGAGATGCCAGCCTTCTTCACCTCGGCCTCGACTTGAGCCATCGCGGTCTTGGTCAAAGGAAGTTTCTTGGCTTTGCGGATCGCTAACCAGTCATTCCAGACTTGAGGATCAACACCAGAGAAGCACTCGACGGATGTCGATGTGCGTGTATTTGGTTTTTTCTTTTCTGGTTCAGGTTCAGGTTCAGGTTCAGGCGGTTGTGCAACCGTGGACAACGGATTCGGAACCGTTGATCTCTGTTGAACAACGGTTGTTTTTGTACCTAACTCGTTGATTTTATTGAGTGCATCCAAATCGTCTGCCAACAGTCCACCTGGAGGATGTGGATATCTTGAACGCTTGATCTGGAGCCTCTGACGGAACTTCGGAATGAACCCGTACCGCTTTCCGTCAACCTCGTAAAGCCTGATGAGATCGTTGTCGGCGAGCAGTTGGATGAGCTTGTCGCCGGACTCCCGTCGGATGTCGGCTCGACGCGCCAGCTTGAAACTAGTGGCCTCGAAGAGACCTACGTCATCGGCGCTCAGGAGAATGGTGACATAGAGCCACCTGGCCTCGATAGGCAGGGAGAGGATGGATTCCGACTCCAACATCTCGTCCCGAATAAGACGGTTTGGCATACGACCCCTAAAGTCGACCCCAAAGGAAACCGTCGGCAGGCGGGGGTCTATCGCTTTTCGGGAAGCTCATGACTTCTTCCCTAGCCGGGTTTCGCATCACTCTACATCAGTTGCAAGTGGTTGTGCAAGTCCTGAACTGACCCTCTCCGTAGCAACAGGTCATACAGGTCACCGTCTTGCCATTGACGATGTATGTGTGGGAAGTGCAGGCCGCATGAGCGTTAGCACCAAGCAGCATCATTGCGGCAGCGATAGCCAGTTTCTTCATGTTTGCTCCTCAAACCACTCGGGGTGAAGGGTCTTGAGTTGCCACAGCCGAGCCTGCGGAACCCGCTTCCATTGATAAATCGCAGGACAGGAGATGCCCAGAAGTCTCGCTAGTGCGGTGACTCCTCCAGCCTTCTTGATTAGCTCTTTCTTGTCCATGTCTCTCCCTTGGTGGGGCCAGCTCTCATGTAGCAGAGTTGCTCCTGCTGATAATTCGAAAACACCAGGCGCACGGCGCTAACCCGTTCCTGGCCCCGCTGTAGTGTAAGCCCGATTAGGATAAGGGGACTTAGGGAAAGTCCTATGTTGTGATCCCATAAGATCGCTTATGATTCTTCCCATGCCGCTAGATCGCGGTCTTTTAGGAGCAAGCAAATGGAAGCCTACAAAACAGCACTTAGCCAAGCGATTGATCTGTTCAATATGTGTCCCGGCCTTGAGTGGAAGTCATGCCTCAAGGAGTGTGCGTCCCGCAATGGCATCGCCTTCGGTGACGAGATGGCCAAGTTCATCAAGTGGGCGAGCAAGCAATGAATATCAATCCATGCATTCGCTGTCAGTTCGTGATTGAGAATCGTCAGAATATGATGAACTCAAAGTGCGGCCACCCTGACCTTCAGGTCTTCAATGTGGTGACGGGCGACAAAGAACCTCTCTTCTGCACCACCGCACGCATTCGCGGTAACAAGTGCGGCCCTGAAGGAGAGCTGTGGGCTTATGACGATGCCTTTCCTCCTGCTCAGGAGTGGGAAGAATGAGATACGTCTATCGCCCTTCTCATGAGGCTATCGAGGCTCGCCGTAAAGGTGCTATGGATGTGCTGTTTGCCATCTTCCTCGGTTTGTGTGGTGCACTCTTTTTCTTCTTCTTCCTATGAAAAACATCGCAACAGCTTTGGTCGCAGCGCAGAAGGCTTTTGGCCCTGCTCTCAAGACCTCCTCGAATCCTCACTTCAAGAGCCGTTACGCTGATCTGGCGGCTTGCGTTGAGGCGGTCATCGACGCTCTGAATGCAAACGGAATCATGCTGATGCAGCAGAACACCGAATGCTCTGATGGGGTGATCGTTGAGACCGTGTTCCTCCACGAGTCGGGAGAAATGCTTTCTAGCGGGAAGCTCCATGTTCCTGCCTCAAAGCAAGACCCACAAGGTTACGGATCGGCCCTGACCTATGCGCGGCGCTATAGCCTGATGGCGGCTTGTGGAATCGCTCCAGAGGATGACGATGGCAACGCAGCCAGTCGCAGCTCGGGGGCAGAGGATCAGGCGTTTGAGGCTCAACACCTGGACGCACTCAGAGATGCGGCTATGGATGGATTAGACGCGCTCCAGGCGGCTTTCAAGGCCATCCCTGCATCTCCGGCTAAGACTCGGTTCTGGACGAAGCACCAGGCTAGTCTGAAAGGGGCGGCAAAGTGAAAAGAGGCGGCGTTGAGGTCGGGACTGTCATCATGCGTAGCACTCTTGATGACTACCGCAAAGATCACCAGATCGCAGCTCACGCCAAGAGACTCGCTCTAGAGCTGGAGTGTCTGCTGTTGAGCATCAAAGACACCGCAGCACAAGGTTGGTGGTGGGACACGGCACACGAGGCTTTAGAGCAGTACCAAGCGGATATAGATAGGCTGTATCCGCAAGATCATGTAAGTCCATTAGGAAAGGATTGAGAAATGATGAAAGAGAACCAAGAAGACGGCTTCAAGGTGTTCCTTGACTTCCGCAACATCCAGATCGGCAAAGGCCGCATCTTATGGGGAACCGAAACCCAGAACGGAAAAATGCAGTATTTCAAAGAGGGTTGGGTTCTTCCTGGCGGTGAGCGCACCACAGATGAGAAAGTCGCTATCGAGTGGGCAAAGTGGATTGATGAGGTCTCACAATGACCGACCAGAGGTCTCCCGAATGGTTCGCCCAGCGAGCAGGCAAGGTCACCGCATCCTCTGTTTACAAGGTGTTGGCACGCACCAAGACTGGGTGGGGCGCAGAGCGGGACAAGTACAAGGCCCAGCTTGTCGTTGAGAGGCTTACAGGCAAACCCGCCAAGACTTACTCCAACGCCGCTATGGAGTGGGGAGTCCAGACAGAGGCCGAGGCCAGGGCCGCATACGAGGCTCTGAAAGGCGTCCTGGTGGCCGAGGTAGGGTTCCTTCCTCATCCGACCATTGAGATGTGCGGAGCCTCACCGGACGGTGTTGTCGGAGATGGGTTGGTGGAGATCAAGTGTCCCGAAACGGCAACAATGATCGACCAGCTCCTGTCAAAGAAAATCCCAAGCGAATACTTCAAGCAGATGCAGCTGCAGATGAAGTGCGCCGACAAGAAGTGGTGTGACTTTGTGGTTTATGACCCAAGGATGCCAGAGAGTATGCAAATGTTCGTTGCTCGAGTGGAGAGGGACGATCGTTTCATAGCAGAGATGGAAGCCGAGATCGTCAAGTTCCTGGCAGAAGTCGATTCAACCGTAACTCAATTGAAAGCACAGTATGAGCAAAGTCATGTATGAGATTTCCGTGGTTGTTGGCAAGTACACCAACAAAGAAGGCCAGGAGAAGAGCCGCTATCTGAAGATCGGATCGGTCATCGACACCAAGAACGGCCCCATGCTCAAGATGGACTGCACCCCTAATGTCGAGGGCGGTTGGAATGGCTGGGCTTACATGAACCCTCCACGCGAGGAAGACAAGTCCGACAAGCCTCGCCGTAACCGAGAGCAAAACGACATGGACGTACCCTTCTGAGGGTAATCACTAGGCCACCTCTTCATAAGGTGGCTTATCATCACACAGTCCGTTAAGCGAAAGGAAGCCGAAATGAGTGGACTAGCACGAAACACCGATCCCGACACCTCACACGAGGCGGCAAAGATCAACACCACCACCCTGGAGAGCAGGGTCTTTGAGGTCATCAACGCGAATGGCCCAATGACCACCGAGGAGATCGCCAAGGCAACTGGAGTAGACCTCCAGAGCATCACGCCCAGGATCGCTCCTCTGATGCGCCTTGGAATTCTTGTAGATACAGGAATCAGGAAGCCTGGTGCATCTGGCCGCAACCGCCGAGTGATTGGAGTCAAAAATGGAGTTTGAAACCTACATCGGTGACTGCACCGTCGAAGTCGAGGCTCAGGTCGGAGAGTGCCGCGCCAAGATCATTAGCCTGACCATCAATGGCCTTGAGTTTCCTGTGGAAGCTCTAAGTGCCAAGACGCTTCATCGCCTTGAGGATGAAGCAGATCGGAAGGCGCAGGAATGAGCTTCATTGATTGGGTGATCTTTTGCATCTTGTGTGTTCTTGCGGAGGCCAAATGAAAACAAAGCTCCTGACATTAGCCAGAAAGCATTGGAACAATCCTGACTCCCCAAGAGAGGTGAATCGGGCCTACCAAAGAAAGTGGGTCAAGTCGCTTCGATTCTTAGGAGACAACTGGCAGCTCGCCAAGTATGAAGAGCGAAAGGTGAAGAAATGAAAATCCTCTGCTTCTTTGGACTCCACCGCAGAACAATGACCAATAACCGTATCCGCTGCACCAGGTGTGGCCGCT